TTCTCCTTTGACATTTCTTATATCTCCTTCTATTGGTACATCAGGAAAATTTTTTTGTAAAACTTTCTGACAAAATTTATCAAACTCTACAAACTTTACTGTATCAAATATACCAGTGGAATGAAGACCTAAACTAAAACCTCCAATCCCACTGAATAAATCTAATACTTTAAGTTTATTGTTCAATTTGTTCTCTCATCTTCAAGAACTTTTGTTTTGCTATTTTTAACATACGATCAAATAATGGCTCTGCTTTTACTGTATGGATTTTATTTCTAAGTTCTCCATTTACATATAAAGTAATATTATTAGTTTGATGATCTAACTCAATTGTAAAAAACTCTTTAGCTTTTATTTTTTTTGGATCCGACATTTGCTTCTCCATTAATAAGTTTTGTACGAAAGACTGCATTAGGTACTTTATGTTTTCTAGCTTGATGATCTATATAATCACTTAGTATTTTTGATATCATAGCACCAGGAGCTCTAAACTTCTCTTTACATAAACCTTTAAGTAAATCGTAATCAGTTTTTTTAATTGCAACAGATTTCCATTTGTTAATGTCCATGTGAGTTTTCCTCCGTAGTTACGATACCTAAAGCATCTTTTAGTTTTTGGTTTTCTGCTTTAAGTTTATCTATATTTTCTTTTAGTAAGTCTAAATTTTTAAACAAACTTTTTGTAGCTGCTTCTAGTTTACCTAAAGAATCTAAGTTACCTTCAGGTTGTTCTCCTATTGGTAATATATATGCGCTGCTTGTAGGTGGTGTAGTTATATTACCAGTCATAAATTTAATTGTTTTTTTTATCGACATTTATATCCTCCAATGTTGGTTCTAAATTACGACATTCTAATTCATCTTCAACTAAAATTGTCGCAACAGTTTTATTAAATGGATAATGTTTTCTGCCTATACCATCAACAAAATGTATTGCTGAAATACCATCGACTAACATATCCATATGAAGAGAATCTTCAATAGGGCTGCCATCGAAATCAGCTGTTGGCACTGCTCCTAATTGTTCATCAACTTCCGTCATGATATTATCAAGTATAAGACTTTTGCTCTTTTTGTTTTTCATAAACTCTTAAATATATGGGATAAAAAGTAAAGTCAAATAAATTATGAAATATTTATTAACAATAACCTTGTGCTCTATGATGGATAGTGTATGTGTGCCACCATATACTTTTCCTTATGAATTCGATGATTTATATTCTTGTCAAATCATGGGTTATAATAAAGCTATTGAAAAAATTGAAGAAATAGGTATCGATAAAATTAATGAATTTAAAATCTATACTACTTTTGCTTGTAAACCTCTTAACACAATATGATAATTAAATTTATATTATTAGGTAGTATGTGTTGGAATTTTCATGATGTTGGTACTCAGTGCACACAATATCTTGTAGATAATCTCTCAGATGCCACCATATGCAGAGAAAAGGCTATTAGTGTAGGAAGGTCTAACAGAGATAAGATTGAAGAATTAGGGGGCTTTATGGACCATTATAGAGTACATTGTATGGCTATTGACAGTGAGGGGTACAATGTTGACCATTCCTTTGAAATATCTTATAATATCTTATGACGGCTTATCGTATCAGAGCAAGTATGGGAGGGCAGCAAATAGACCAAGTTGTTAAAGCTGCAAACTGTAATGAAGCGATATTGAATTTGTCAGAACAAGTGGACCAAGGTAAGGTTGAAATAATCGAAGATGGTTTCACCGGGAATGCTAGGGTTCACATAACTTATGAGGAACTTAAATGAGTCCTGAAAAAATAAAGTTATTGAAAGAACTTCAAGAACTTGAAAATAAGTGGTCAGCTGATCTTATGACTAATGGGTTATGTACAGTTGATATGCTTAAAATAGAAAGTGATATTAGATCAAAAAGAAATGCGATCAAATATCAAGATGTACAAGAAAATTTAGCTGCTGCTAGTTAATTTTTCTTAAATTTTATAAAAGGAAACTTTTTACTTAGGGCATCTGTCGGCTTTTTAAACTCATAATGATTTATTATTTTAAACAACTTTTTTCTTTTAGCTACTGCATAAGGTAAAAATAATTTAGCAAGGTACAGTGCTTTCTGATGAGAACATCTCCATCTCCATTGATCTTTCTTACCTAATGAACCTTTACCTATACCCTTAAAGTGTATAGACCCAACTTTAACAATATCATAAAAATTTTTTATACAATCTAAATCAGTCATTGCTATTTCCATAGCTATATTCCATTTTTTATAAATTTTACCTGATTGATTTTTACAATTATATTGTGCATAATTTATATTACCTTCTCCATCAAAAAGTCCTGCTGCATATCCAATCATATCTTGGTTTGTATGTGGTTTATTACTACTTAGCATCACCCCAACTCTTTCCTAAACCATAATCAACTACACTCGGTACTTTAAATTCTATAGCATTCTGCATAATTTTTTGTATTTCTTTTGCATGGTTGTCGTCCTTAATGTTAAAACACAATTCATCATGTATTTGTAACATTGGTAAGTGACCAGCTTTAAAACAATCTAACATTGATTGTTTTGTTTGATCTGCAGAAGATCCTTGAATTAATCTATTTAAAGCTTTGTATGTGTAAGCTCTTTTGATATTATCTTTACCATATTTAGCAACTGCATCTTCATATTTTTCTGCAATATGTAAACCAAAGTCTCTTGTTTCCCACATATCAAATCTACATTTTCTACCCTTTTTAGTTCTTATAACTCCTTTTTCATCTGCTGCGTATTTACATCTATCAGATAATTTTTTTACAAAAGGGACTTTTTTATTATATTTAATTATTAATTCATCGGCTTCTTGTTTAGATACTCCCAGTGAAATAGCTAATTTATTTTTACCCATTCCATACATTAAACCTAAGCCAATTGTTTTTGCTTGAGTCCTTTCAATACCAACCAGATCTGCAACAGTTTGATGAAAGTCGGCACTAGCATTTTGATATGCTTCAACTAATTCATTTGATCCTTCATAACCATCACCAATAGATGCTGCATAATGCACAGTCATTCTGGGTTCTTGTTGAGAATAATCAAAACTTCCCCATTTATAGCCCTCTTCTGGTATAAATAAGCTTCTTATCTTAGGTCCGAAATCTTTATTTCTAGCTGGTACTTGTTGTAAATTTGGATTACTCATTGATAGTCTTCCAGATACTGTACCACCATTGTCTCCTCTTAATTGATTTATCTCTCCATGAATCCTACCTTTGACTTGGTACTTCATGATTGAAGATAAAAAAGTTCCATGAAATTTATTCACTTCTCTTGCACTTACAATCAATTGTGCTATTTTGTTTTTATTATTAATCAACCAATTTTGTGTAAAGGAAGGTTCTTTTGTTTTTTCAGTTCTTGGGTATTCTAACTTCAACTTGTCAAAAGCTTTGGCAATCTGGCGTGATGCCCAAATGTCTACTTCTATTCCTGATTCTTTTTTTATGGCCAGTAGTATTTCTTTTTCTTGGATCTTCATTTCTTTTTGTAATGATTCAGCTTTTTCCACTTGCACTTTCACACCTCGCTGACGCATCTTTATTAACATCGGAAGCAATTGCTGTTCCATTTCCCATACAGTAGTTAAGCTCTGTTGAGCTATTTCATGTTTAAATCTTTGCCATAATTTTAAAGTTAATTCTGCATCTTGCTCTGCATAATATCCAACATGTTCTGCTGGTAATTTCCACATCTCTGCTTTAGGATCTATACCATGAGCTGCTGCAGCTTCTCTTAATTCTGTTTCTGCTTTTATTTCATTTAGATAATCCACTGATAATGCATTTAAAGAATATGAAAACCTATTCTCATCTATCAGTGCTGCTGCTATCATAGTATCTACAATAGGTCCGTTGACCGTGATACCAGATGCTTCTAACCAACCTACATCGTACTGGGCATTGTGAAAAATTTTAGTTGATGGTAATGCACACACATCCTTCATATATTTTTTTACTTGTTCAGGTATCATGTTGCCACCACCTAAATGTCCAAAAGGAAAATAACCTTTCCAACCATCCACTGCTACTGCAAAGCCTACAATCTCTCCTTTACCTAAAGCCCAACCAGCTCCAAGTCTTTGATTAATACCATCGTCTCTAGTTTCTAGGTCAATAGCTATTTCTTTGTAATGTGATAAATCTTTATATTCACTAGGTGTATTCCACATAGATTTTTTAAAAGTTAATGTAAGTTGTAAACCGTTCATTATCTTTCAAACTCCACATTGAAAGCAATTGATATTCTTTCTGAATCACTTTTAAAAGGAAAAACCCAATGAGTTAAACTTGCAGGAAAAATAAACATGTCTCCTTCTTCAGGAAAAAATTCTGCACCAGTATGATAGAATGGTCTGTGTAAACCAGTTCTAAAAATTAAAGATCCAGGACCCTTACTATTTACACCTTTTTGTTGATGAATTTTATTTTCTTCTTTTAATTTGTCTGGGACATTTAAAAAAATTACAGCTGAAAGATCACCTGTATGTACATGAGGAGGGTTAAAATCACCAGCTTTCATAAAGTTTACCCAAGCAGTTTTGATTCTAAAATTTGGCAATCCCTCACCATAAAAATTTTGATAAGTAGATGAATAGTCGAAAAAATATTCATTTAAAATACTTGATAACTTAAATGCATCTATTCTAAACTCATCATCAATATGACCTGCTAATTCTTTTACATGATGTTTTTTAGGATCTTTTTGACATAGTTTTTCCATATGGACTAAATCTTCCTTATTAATTTTTGTATGATAAAGCAACGGACCAAAATAATAAAATTTACTCATGTTTTAACATCATCCTTACTATTGTTGAATATGGGTTTAGATCTAAGTCTCTTGTGCACCCTTGCAATAAAATGGTCGACAGCACAACGACCACAATAATAAATTTTGTTTTCAATAATAACTGCATTCTTTTTACACTTTGAACATTTAATTTTTTGTTTTTTTATCATCCAATCTATCTTTGAGATGTTTTATTTCTAAATCGCAATAATGTTTGATTTTTTCTAAATCTTGCAAAGGATCTCCTTTTAATAAATATCTACATACATATTTAATTATATTTGCTTGTAGTGGGTTTAAATTATTTTTTCTTATAAATGTCCAAGGTTGAATTACAAATTGCTTATAATGTGATCCTCCTACTTGTTTGTCATCTGGAAAACTTTCATCAAAGATATTTTTATTTGTCATTTTTTTCTTGCACATAAATTAAATAATCTTGTCCAATAGGATAGTTAAACTTATAATCAGTTCTTAACAAATGTAAAGTTTTTCTTGCTCTTGTAACTCCAGTATACCAAACCTTACGTTCATCACTTTTTTCTTGTTTATTCTTATTTTTGTAATCAGATGGATAATTACCTTTACTATATAATACAACATGATTCGCCTCTCCACCTTTAACAGAATGAATTGTATCTATAGTTATAAGTGGATCTTTATCTAATTCTTTTTGACCATATCTTCTAAGTAACCTTATAAAATGTCTTACTTGTCTTGGTTTAAAATTTCTTCTCAATATCCAATACCATGGTTTAGTTTTTTGATTATCTTCTAATGTAAGGCCACACCATTCTTTTAATGTTTGAAAATCATATTCTTTTAAATCAGGCTCTGCTCTCCAAAATTTATCTAATCTATAAGCCGGGTCTTCAAGTTCTCTTATATGCTTATACATATTACGAGCTGCTTTCTTATCTATTTTTTTACCTTTTGAAATTGTTGTCCATGCTTTAATTGATTCCCATTGTCTTTGATCAAAACATTTTGTACCCTTATTGTCTTTGTAATATAGTCCAGCATCTTTAGCTAACATTCTTAATTCATTTACAGTCTCATTAATTCTGCCAAGTATGTACCAATCCTCATTAAAATTTTCAAAAGGTATTTCTTTAAATGATAGATAAGCTTTAACATATCCTTTTGTACCACCAGGTAAATATTCTTTTTCTTCACTATCATTTATTCCTCTTCTAATTACTTGTGAGAATCTATGTATGGCTTCTCCAAATCTTTGAGTCCTTCTAAGTTTTACCTTACGACCAGGAAAAAATTTTGTAAAATATTTTGGATCAGCTCCATTCCATTTGTATATAGCTTGATCATCATCTCCTGCTAAATAAATCCTATCTACCTTAGGTGCCATCTTATATATGACTGACCATTGCAATGGAGTACAATCTTGGGCTTCATCTAATATTAAAACTTTTAATGGAGGAAAATCTATTTCTCTTATTGCCCTTTCAATCATATCATCAAAGTCAATAAAAGATCTTTCTCCCCCACCAGTTTTATAATGCTCATAGGTGCTTATCTTTCTAAGAAATACAGTTAGTGAATCTCTTTTATAACTTTCTAATTTATAGGCTTCTTCTGGTTTAATTAATAAATTCCTAGCTTTACTATAAACACCAAGTGACCAATCTTTATACATGAAGTTATCATCAGCTAATCTTTTATCACTAGTCTTAATTACTTTTGTTTGTAATGCAAAATCAATCGTACAATCTTTTGGATCAAATACTTCTTCAGGAAAATATCTTCTACAATAAGTATGTAATGTTTTAAATCTAGAAAAATCTTCAGTTGTATAATTAGGAAAAGACTCCATAGCTCTTTTTACTGCAGTGTTAACAGCTTTGTTTGTAAAAGATAAATAAGCTATTTCTTGTGGTCTAATACCTCTTCTTAAATATCTTTTTAAAACTTTTTCTATTAAGGTATATGTTTTACCTGTACCGGGGGGACCAAAGATTTTTATTGTCTTATGGTAAAGTTCTTTTAGTATTTTAAGTTCTAAACTTTCCTGTGTGGAATTCGTCATCCATCTCCGATACTGCTTTAGTTTGTTTTGGTTTAGTTGCCTTTTTGTAATCTACAAATTTAGGCATCTCTACTGACCATACATTTTTTACTCCCTCATGGTAATCTATTCGATCACAACCTAACAAATGCATTGCTTCTGCTGCACTTTTAAATGTTTTATCATTACCTAAAAATTTTTCAAAAGTAATTTTTTTAAAATAACATACATTTGTTTTAGAATCTAAGACAACATAATTATCTTGTAACTTATCAAAGTCATCTTCTTCAATATGGCTCTCAAAGAATTTTTTAAGAAAGTTATATTTTTCTTCCCCAAGTGTATCTTCAAATTTCATCTTCTCATTCTCAACTGCTTTCTTTACAATAGTTGACATAAGCATTTCAAAAGGAGATGGTCCACTTCTAGGTCTAGGAAGTGTTATCCAATAGATTCCATATCTAAGTAATTTTACTCTAAAAGATTTTTCATCTTTCATATCTTCTGGACCAATAATAATTTTCTCTCCTTGAAACACAAATGAGTATTCAATAGATTTTGTACTTCGTATAAATTCTATATCTTCAAAGTCATCTATTAAATCTGGTACTTGTGAACCTATACCTAATTTTCTAAATTTACATAAATCTTTATTACATATGGGTGTAATTGCACCAAGCTTTGGTGGACACTTATAATTGTAATCTTTTTTAATTACAGATCTTGCAACAGAGTTTTCTACTTCTCTTGTATCCATAGGTGTAACAAATATTTCTTGATTTCTCTTTTGCAAAATAGTTCTCATCTCATCTATTGTAATTTTGCCATCTGACTTTTTCATCTCAAGCACACCAACATTGTAAAGTAAATCGTTACGGTGATTACCAGACCATTTGTCCATAATCATCTTTTGAACACACGGTGGATAATGCTTCCAATCTTCTTCTGGCTCATATTCTTTAACTTTAATATTTTGCAATTGATCTAATGATAACGTTTTATTTCTAATTATTTCAACAAATGTTCCTATCATTACTGGAGTGTTAGATTCATTATATGCAAATTCAGTAGTAGCATTCATATTAAAGTAAGGCATGTTCATGCACTTATTCATAGGAAATACTTCTAACGCTTGAAAGAAATTTTTATTCCATTCATTTAATTTTTTTAAAACATCTTTTACTGGATACCAATTATCTAAAAACAAAAACAAATGTAGACCACCTGATTTTGATCTGACTGGTATTAAGGGTAATTGATTATCTCTTAGAATATCTATAACTTTTTTTTGTGAATAATCTTTATAACTTTGTGGGTCTATATCAATACATCCCCATTTACACATATCATCCTTTTCAGGTTTGATACCTATACGTTTCGTTCCATCTAAATGATCTTTCCAAATTTTGAGAGTAACTGGTTCGTGGACCGTGAGTGTTTGGCCTACTGTCTTGCCCCGTTCATCTACCTCTCCAGTAAGAGAGGTAGTGATGAACAGTTCAGAATTTCCCTCAAATATTTTTAAGAGTTGCTCCTCCATAAAAAATATTAAAACGGAACACCAGTTTTTGCTTCGCTACTATTATTTCCTTGAGCCTGATTATCTTGAGTAAAATCTACCTTACCAAAAATATCACTCTTCATAGCACTTTGATAAAAGGCTTGAGTCGTTTCTAAAACTTTTAAATGTTCTTGAGTATTTAAAAATTTATCAAACTCAACAACCCATCCATACCAAGAGTTTTGTGAATTAGACTCTTTAGTCGTGCTAAGTTTATAAGCAGTCGACCATGATGGTGGATTGAACATACCTCCCTTACCTTGTGCTCTTCTAGACATAATCATTGAATTCCATGTCTTTGATTTTTTCTTTTGAGTAGATTTCATAGTAATCAAAGCTTGTTCTAATGGATTGTAATTTTCATCCAAAATGTAAACAAAATGATTACCAGTATCTTCAACATAGTTTCCGTTTTCTAATCGGTCTTTGTTGTCGGCACCTCTAGTTGTTTGGGACATAATAGCTGGATCAGTATGAATACCTACTGGTCTTCCTGGACTATCCCCTTTGTCTTTCCACTCATTGAATGTATTAATGTAAAGACAAGGCACTACTATTAATCCTTGTTTACCTTTCCAAACTGTACCAGATGTTTCACTCCATATATCTCCCTGCTTAGCAGTTTCAACATGTTTACCATCTGTCTCATCTAAGACAGGAGAGTTAGCATATAGTATTTTTAGGATTGGTAGTTTTTGATCTCGAGCTGTTACATACTCTTGACCTTGACCTGCCATCTGCTCTAAATTTATAGCAGCTGGAAGGTTATCTTTTTTTGTCGTCATCGCTTTTTTTTCGATCATGATTGTTCCTTCGTGGTTATTTTAGTTTTATTTGCAACATAAGTTCCAAACAGTTCAGCAGGTACATCTTTACCAAGATCTTGAATTTGTTCTCTAACAAATCCTCTTAGACTACTTGGATGAACAGAAGTTTTCTGCTTCACTGGTAGACCTTTTGCTTTCAACTCTTCTATAATTGATTTAGCTTCATTGTCTTGCTTCATTCCAAATTCCAAAGACACTTGGTTTTTAATCAAGTCTCCATGTCCATTGTCTCTAAGCCATTCAAAAGCTTCATCACTTTTAGACGCTGGTATTCTAGCTGAATAGAATGGTTTAACCTCAACGGATGAACCATCTGCTAATTTTAGCAGAGATAAACCAGCTTGTTGCATTAAGTTTGGAATTGTTTGCTCAGAAAGAGTAGTTTCGACTTCCTTTAACTTTTTAAGTTCTTCTTCAGCCGTCATTATTTTTTTCTGAGTTTCCAATAACTTATTGCAAGATTTAGCAATGTCTGTCGACATGCCAGTATCTACCGATATGATAGATTCTGCCTCTAAGTCCATAAGAACCTCCTTGTGCGAGAATCAATATATTATCTAATTGATTTTTGCAAACAAATAATTTAAATAATTCTGCGTGTATAATTATAAAACAAAACCTTTCAAACATCAAAGACAATCATTAATTGAAGGAGCCAAGCCTTTTAACTTTGCTTATTTTATGGAGATGGGAACTGGTAAGACTAAAGTAGCTATTGATAATGCAGCATACTTATACCAAGAACAAAGAATTGATTTTGCTTTTGTTATTGCGCCTAATTCAGTTTATCAAAATTGGAAAAAAGAAATAGACTTTCATTGTCCTGAAGAAACTAATATTTACATCTGGAAAGTTACTAAAGATAAAACATTTAAACTAGACCCTAAAAAATTAACGTTTATTTTAATGAATGTAGAAGCCTTATCCCATGCATCTGGTAAGAAATGGCTTGAATATAAACTTCTTAAACATGGAATGAGAAGTATGATTATCTTAGATGAAAGCACATCTATAAAAAATCTTAAAGCTTCAAGAACAAAAGCTATTATAAAACTTGGTCAATTAGCTAGATATAAGAGAATACTTACTGGTTCACCTATAACTAAGTCACCACTAGATTTGTTTTCTCAGTGTGCTTTTTTAGATAAAAAATTATTGGGGTATGAAAACTTTACAGTATTTAAATCAAAATATGCAGTAATGTATAGTATTGAAAGAGGTGGCTACAATATACAAATACCTAAGTATTATGTAAATCTTGAAGAGCTAGAATATAAAATTAAAACATTTTCATATAGGGTTAGAAAAAAAGATTGTTTAGATCTTCCAGAAAAAATGTATGTACAAAGAAACATTGAATTACCTGATGAACAGAGAATTGCTTATGAAAAACTTAAGGCTACTGCAATTATATTACTCCAAAATGATGAAGTATCCTACAATAATAAACTGACAGAATTACTTAAATTACAACAAGTAGCTAATGGTTTTGTTAAAACTAATGATGGAAAAATTGTTGATTTTAAAAGCAATGCAAAATTAAAAGAGTTAATGAGTATCTTGGAAGAGAGTGAAGACAAGTGTATTATATGGGCTAATTATGTACATAATATAGAAATGATTAAAAAAAAACTAGGAGAGACCTATGGAAAAGATTCGGTGGTTTCAATATACGGAAAAGATTCAGTGGATCTTCGTAACAAAGCTGTTGAAAGTTTTCAGTCTGATGACAGATGCCGTTTCCTTGTTGGGAACCCTACTGTTGGTGGTTATGGTCTTACCCTTACTGCTGCTAAGTATGTTATATATTTTAGTAATTCTTACAACTTGGAAGTCCGTCAACAAAGCGAAGATCGTGCTCATAGATATGGTCAAACTTCTCAAGTTACATATATAGATCTTATTGCAACAGATACCATTGATGAAATGGTATTACACAATTTAGAAAATAAAATAGAATTATCTGCTAAGACTCTTGGGGAACAGGTTCAGAAGTGGCTTTAGATTTATGATATCTATCTACTCTTTCTAACCATTTATCTTCATACTCTTTTAATTTAGATTCATTCATTTTAAACTCTTGATACAAAACATCTTTTGTACAAATACATATAAGGCCTTGTGTTATAGGACCATATTGTTCTTTATGTGCTAATGAATATGCAGCTATCTGATAATAATAATCTTCTACAAACTCTTCTCTCTTTGGTTTGTTGCTTTGTTTAAAGTCAATAATTGTAGGCTTATCATCATAAAAACCAACCACATCTGTGGCTCCTGCCCATCTATCTTCATAAGCTAGGCTTACTTCATTACCCCATACCTCTTTCAATAGGTCAAGATTGTTTACTATCTCATGAGCCATAAGTCTTGCTTTAGCTCCATCCTCAGAGAGATTTATGTAGCCACGACCATCTATGTAGTTTTCAAGGACATAGTGCATCTCCGTGCCTCTGAGGGCTGCCTGAGAGGTAATTCTAGCTGCTTCTTGGTATCCGACTCTCTCACGCCATCTATCAAGTCCAGCTTTCTTTTCCTCTGATTGAGTAGCAGATAGTATGGTTGTAACACTTGGTATTTTTTTGTTACCTACATTATAAGTCCGTGAGCCGTCTTCCTCTTGTCTAGTATACTTCTTATAATTGTATTTATTTACTAACTTGAGATCGGTAATTTGAAATTTGTTATTATCTTTGATTAGTCGCACATGGTCTTTTAGAATACTTTGAATAGAAGAGCAACTATTATTCCAATCATTGATGTCATTAAAAATGCAGTAGAAGAGATAAGAATTTTTTCGATTCTATGTACATCTGTATGTAAATCTTTTATCTGTTTATTAGTTTGTTCTTGCATGATTCTGCACAACTTCTCGTGGTCATCAATTCTTTGATGAGCTAAATTATCTTTACTAGAAGTTTTTCTTGGCACTTACTATTCCTCCCTTATTGAAAAGGTTAAGGGCTTGTGCTAATTCAGTATTAGGTTGTCCACCCATTGGTAGGTTAGATGGTGTAACATTTGGTAAAGGTATGTTACTAGTGTCGGAGCCTACAATAGAACCAACTCTTTGGCCAGAGCCTTGGTTTTGTATTCCAGATTGTATGTAAGGATCTATTTGTATAGCTGGTGCATTTTCTGGATCAAACTGTCTTGTTGCTGGTGCATTAGGCATAACTCCAGTTTTAAAATATTTTTCAAAAGCTTCTTTATTACCGTTAAGTTGATTGATTGCTGCTTCTGCTTCCTGTGGACCTATTATTCCTTCAGCAACTAACGCACTTCCAAGTTGTCCTATATATCTTTCTAATTTTGGAAAGCTATCAATTTTACCAACTTTACCAACACCTTTAGCTGCACCCCCTAAACCATCTATTAAAGCTTTTGTAGTAGAAGGTCTTGATAAAGCATAAGCTAAAGCAGTAGGGCCTAATACAAAAAATGTTGCAGCACCTGGATCAATTGTTCCAGTTGAAAAACCTACTACACCTACAATCTGTGAAATAGCTCCAGCTTGTTTCATTTGTACTAACATTTCTCCACTTGTACCAGCAGACCCTGGTGGTTTAATTTTACCTTCAACCATTTGAATTCTTCTTGTGTAGTCTCTTATTCCTTTTATTTGTTGTGGGTTTAAGAAACCTACATCATCTTTTAATAACCAATCATAATCTTTTAAAAATTTTTCAGCTTTACCTTTATCTAATTTAAAATATTGACCCGCTTTATCTACACTGCTATTTAAAAAATCTTTTAAAAATTGACCTTGTAATGCACCTCTAATTGCCAATCTATTTGGAAAGACATCAAACTCTTTTCCAGCAACTTTAAATTTTGCATCTTCTAAACTTTGATTAAATGCTCTGAAGTAACTTGGTTTACCTGCACCTATAATATTTTTATATAAAGTTTCTTGCCCCATCTGTGAGTTTAATAATTTTTTAATTGTTTCTTGTTGAAAAGGTTTTGCACCTAAATTAGTAAAACCTGAAGCAATTACTCTTTTTGCATTTAGTGCAGCTGGTAAAGGAGAATTAGCTAACATAGATTCCATTCTTTTTAGAAGTTCTGCTCTTACCGAAGATGCTTTACCAGTAAGGCCTTTCATGTCTCCAATAGCAGTGTATACATTTTTAAATTGATTATAATCAATTCTATCTCCTAATCTTCCAACCATAGATAACATTTCTGTAATGTCTCCATTTTTTACAATAGCGTTGTCCCCCATTGCCTCATAAACATAGTCATCTAATTTTGTAACATCTTTATTTACATACTGACCATTAGGTTGTCTTTCTCTTACTCTTATTGTTTTAGATACTTCATCACCTCTAATTAAAACATCATAAGCTGGATCCATTGATCCATCTGCTCTTCTTACTGTTGCGTTTATATCAGCAGTAAGATCATTCCATAATTTATTTTTAGTTCCTTGATAGATATCAGTATAATTACCTTTTATTTGTGCGTTTAAAAATTGGGTTACTCCATCCTTAGCAGCATCATAATCTATTTTTGGTAAATCTTTTGTTAATACTTTTGTAAATTGATCAATAGATTCAATTGTTGTAATTCTTCCTAGTCCTTCTGCATTTCTTATAAATGCACCACCACCAATAGAAGCAGCAGCAAGAGAAGAAGCTAACTCTACTCCAGATTGGTCTGTTAATTTACCAGCTACAATATTACCTCTTTCAAAAACAAATTCTTCTCCTTTGCCTAATAATCTTTTCTTTTTTTCAAAAAAATCTGGTCTTGCTTGTTGTGCACTTTTATATGCATCATCACTTAATTCTAAACTTTCTAAAACAACTCTTTGTTGTGGGCTAATTGTAACTGTAGTTTTTAATGCTTCTTCAGTTAAACCTTTACCAACTAATTTGTCTAAAACTTCTTTAGATGGTAATTTTCCAGTTTCTTTAATTTTTGCTATTTCTTTATAAAATAATTTATCTGCATCTAATCCTTTAACGACATCTCTAGCACCTTCAATTGTTTTAATAGAAGACCCAGTTACTTTATTAGATATTTTAGCTAATGCACCAGCCATACCAAAACCAAGTATTTCACCAAAAGCACCTTGAGCTGTTCCTCTTGCGACCTCTCTTACAATACTTTCTCTTGGATCAAATGTTTGAGATATAGCTGCACCAGCTCCACCTCCAACTCCAGCACCAGTTACACCTGCTAAAATTTTTTGTTTATTTTTACTTAAATTTAAAAGTGGTCTTGCAATTCTAGCTATTCTTGCAGCAGCGATAGATGTACCAACTAAAGATGAGCCTCCAGTAAATGGAGCTGCAGCTACACCAGCAATACCTCCAGCTATTGATAATCCAACCTCTGTCACTATTCTCATAAATTCTGGACTAGATAAAAAACTTTCTGTATCTTTATTATATTTACCTTTAGCAGCATCTGATAAAACTTCTTCAGGTGTAATCATTAGTTTCATCTCATCATCAAAACTTAAACCACCACCTTTAGTATTACTTTTTGCAGCCAATACAGAATCAATGGCTAATTGTTCTTTAGGTGTAGGCGAGGAGCCTTTTATTTTGAATGTTTCGTTTTGTACTACTATTTCTCCCATAAGAATCCTTAATTTGCACTTACATCATATTTATTACCATCATATTGTTTGATGGTAACACCTTCACTTAAATCAATATAGTTTGAAGCACCTTTTCCTGAAGCCTCCATAATTTCCAAAGCAGTAGTAAAATCTGCATTGTTATCTTCTGCTATTGCAATTGCGTCTGCAAAATAACTATCTAATGCTTGTAGCTTTGCTTCAAATGTAGCTTCAGTATCTCCTACTTGTGGAATTAGTTTTGTAATTCTTTCTGCTTCTTGTTCTGATACTGCTGCACCAGAAATCGCTTGAGTTACAAATGAAGTTGCTTGTTGAATTCTACTTTTAAAAGCACCATAATCTTTTGAAAATTGTGATCCACCTACTTTACCAAGTGATGCTCTTATTCTAGAAAAATCACCAAATCCTACTGGCTTCCCTAACTTATAATAATCATCACCGATTCTTGATAGAATAGTTCTTACTCTTTTACTTCCTTGAATTTGTTTTATAGATTCAGCAGAGGGTTTAGATACAACAGTAATTTTTCCAGTTCCATCAACTTGAGCTACAGTTCCTTTTGGTAAGTTGTAAGATTTTAATTCGTCATTTGATAATGTTCTTACACCTTTTCCTGTACCTTTAGCTTTTTCTACAGATAGAATAGTAGCTGGTAATTTTGCAAGACCCTCTCCTAAAGCACTAAATACGGGAGCAGTTCCTTTTCCTTTAGCTTGTAATAATGGAGCAGCAAGTGTTGCAGCATATATAGCTTTTTCTTTTGGAGATAATGCACTTATACCACCAGTTTGAAAATGTTTAATAGTAGGTTTTAAATTTTTAAAATATCTATCTTTAAATAATTTTCTAGTTAATACTTTATCCATTACTGCCTCGGTTGCATCAAGTTGTAAGCAGAGTATGCACCTAGTCCTGCACCTATTGCTTGTCCAACTGGGTTAGCACCGGGAGCCGTGGTTGCTGTAAGTGTACTCTGTGTTGTTGGTAAATTTGTCATAATACCTTTTAAAAATTCAATTCTTTGGAATGGTTCATATGATCTTTGTAATGCAGTTTGTCTTTGTGCATCTAATCCAGCTTGACCAAGTCCTCTTTGGACTCCACCAGCTTGTAATTGAGCTTGTATGTCTGCAAGAGACATAGCTTGTTGTTGAGCTCCTAAAGATCCTAACGTAGCACCAGCAGCTAATTGTTGTTGTCTTTGAGTTTGTGCTGCACCTAACGCAGTTTGAAACCCTTGTGCTTGTGCTTGACCAATATTAGCTAGTCTTGCTCTTTCAATTTCAGCTTCAGCAATACCTTGTCTAGCTCCACCAAATGCACCAGCTCCTACAGCTTGTGCTCCTAATCTATTAGTTGCCATTTGTGCTTGTCTTGTTATTTCATCCGTAACATATGATTGAAAAGGATTTAAAAAAGAAGATATGTTTGGAGCAGCTTGTGCACCTTGTAAAGCAGTTATTCCCTGACCAACAGTTCCAGCACCAACACCAACCTGACCAGCTTGTGTAATAGCAGCTTGTTCAATACCAGATAAAGGAGCTACTTGTACTGCTGGTAATGAAACAGGTTGAGCAGCTAATTTTGCAGCTTGATCGTAAAGTGAAAGTTTTCTTGCTTCAACTCCTGGAGCTTCTCTTTGTGTTACAACTGAAGAACCAGATTCAGTTGGGGCTCCACCACCACCTCCACCAAATATAAAACTCATTACTTAATCTCCTTTGTATATAGATATCTTTTAACACCCCAACCTTTAGTTTTTAAAAAAGGTTGCCATCCAGGTCTTGCATGAACAGCAATTCTTTTACAAGAAGCTGTCTTAGCAAGTCTTTCTATTGTATTTGCAAGATCATCTTGCCATAAATCTCTTTTCTCTCCTTTTAATAAAATTACTTCACATTGATTAAAGTTAGGAAGAGCCGTGATTCGTGTAACACATACACCGAATACTTTGTATTGAATACCGTCATCAGAACCAAACATAACAAATAATTGCATTTGGCCTTCTTTAATTAATTTTTTCAAATCACTTATATCCATAGGATCACCATCATATTTTAAACCTTCTCTCAACATAAAGTCTACCAAGTTCCAATACTCATTGAGCATCCTTGGAAAAATTTCAAGTACCTCTACTTGTTTTTTTATTTTAGTTTGGTTTACTTGCATTGACTATATCGTAAATTCTTTTAAATTTTTTTTGTTGATCATAGAAAAAATCTGCACCAGCTTTTCTCATACCCTTAAAACTTTTTGGATCTGCACCAGATAAAATACCAGCCCCTAAAACTGCATCTGCACGTGACACAAATTCTCCGTCAGCTAATTGTGCTAACATTGTATCTTCATCCTTGTCACCAGCTCCAGCTCCATCTTCGACATAACCCTCAGCTCTAACATAATTATTAACATCATTTTCGTTGTGATCTATTTTTGATGGAAGATAGTTTATACCACCTTGATTATATTTTGGTATTGCTGTTGCAAGACCTCCACTATTTGCATAAAACATATTTGAGCCAAATACTTCTGACCTTGATGGCATAGCATTTTCTACTGGTTGAAATGCTCCTTCTAATTTTCCTGATTGTTCTTTGTATGCTTGTTTATAATCTTCTTCAGTAAAAACTGGTTTTGGATCTTCACCTTCTCCTTCTAACAATGGAATAACAGAACTAGCAATCAAAGCAGTTTCTAAAGGATTCTTTTTTGCTTTTGTTAAAAGTTTTGTAATACCACCTGGTTCTTGAGGAGTTTCTGCTCCAACTGATAATGCTTTTTGATATCCTGGATTTCTAAACTGTGCACCTTGTGTAGCTTCAAAAGGTAATTGTGGAAGACCAGATGTTGTTTGTCCCATTCCTAAAAAATTTCTTGCACTTGATAATGGAGCACCTGTAAAAGTTGAACCTCCTACTCCTGCAGCTCCTAACGCATAAGAACCACCACCAATAATGGCAGCATCTCTTAATGCTCTTTTTGTAGATTTACCTCTAAGTTTTTGTACGCCAAATGTGGCTAATGCTAATGTGAATGGATCCATATACTATTTTCCTAATTATAGCATACATTATACCTTTTTAAGTCTTGGTTATCAACTCATCAACAAAACGACCTTCATAAGCATGTTCCCCAATATGCACTATTCCAGACTCAACATAAGCATAACATTTGCCACCTATGTCTTTCCAAAGTTTACAAAAACTAAAGTCTTCTCCTAAATATGATTTAGTCACTGGATCGTGTAGACAATCAAAGAAGTTCCACATATGTGGTCTATCGACATACTCCCCGTTAATTACTGTTTTTTGCACAATTCCCTTATCTGGATATTTTTCAATCATTTTTTCAAAAACTGATCTTTTAATTAACATACATCCAGTCGGACTATGTGTTACTTCCATGACTCCATTATCTAACTTTATACTATCTGGATTATCTACTCTCATGGGATATGTGTTAAGCCATTTTTTTAAATCTTTAGGATGCTTAACTTTACCTTGTTGAATTTTTGTAAATAATTTATCCCACATCATAACTTTTAAAGGATAAGGAATAGAAATTAAGTCTTTGTCTTTTTCAATCATTTTAAATATAGATGGCGAATGAAAATAAATATCAGAGTCTATAAATAACATGTGAGTATGTTTACTTTCTAAAAAACTTGAAACACATAAGTTTCGACCTTGAGTAATAAGAGAAGATTTTAACAAACAAAATTGTGTTTCAACTCCTTTATCTAAAGCTAGTTTTTGAAACTCTAATAAAGCTTGTGCATAATGTATTGAGCAATCGCTATGAACTGGTGTAGCTACAAAGACAGAGTATGGAGCTTTAGGTTTATCTTGTTTTGATTTTTCTTTCCACAAAGGCATTACTGCTTTTTCATGAGGTTGTGGATCTGTTTTTAATTCTGTTAATGTTTGGTATGTATCTTCATTTATAAATTGATTATTTTCTGTCATTGAGTGCGCCTTTCAAAAATGATGTCCATTCTTGACCTTTCTTTTCCCAGTTATAAAATTTTTTAAAATATTTTTGTTGTTCATTTAGATGTTCTTGAACAGATTCTTCATGTAAGTAATTTGCAGCAGTGTTAATAGCACAAGCTGTATCAATTGCCATTTGTTCGTAGTTAGTTGAATAGTTTACATAAACTGGCCATTCAGCACAAGTTTCATATAAAGCTCCAAAATTGTTTGTTATGACATGAACCCCAGCTGATAATGCTTCTAATGCAGACACACAAGATGTTTCTTCAAAAATACAAGGATAAACAAACATATCATAATTAGGCATCATTTCTTTTATAAACTCATTTGGTTTGTAACCAATATAGTTTACGTTAGGTAAATTTTTTGCTTGTTCATAGAGAGGTAAAAATTCTTCATCATGATTTTCACTAAATTCACTACCATATATTTGTGAAGAAGAATAAACATCCAATGTTATATTTGGATCTTTAATTTCTTGCATTGCTCTTAATAAAACATTTAACCCCCTCCACGGTGTGCAGTGATGAACTAATTTAATAGGTTCTCCTTTTTTATATATTTTTCTTATTGGAAATTCTTCAATTCCATTTTTTATTACTATTGATCTATCAGTTGGAATATCAAAAAAATATCTAAATTTTTCATAATTCCAATGACTGTTAAAAACATACCAATCATATTCTTTATGTCTTTCTTTGTTTCTAAAAAACTCTTGAAGATTAGGTTGGTCCCAAGAATTTTTTTGCCAAAGCAAATTTAATTTATTTGAATCTATTGGAACTTTACCTGGTATAGAAGTACAAATTTGAACTTCATCTAGAATTTCTTTTGCAACATGTCTTTCCAACATTTCCATTTGTAATTCTGTTGCGCCTCTGGGTTCCATTATTTTCTAGTCATAGCCCCTAGTGATACTTTTGTAACTTTTACTTCTAAATCTTGTCTAAAATCTTCTTTAGTAGTATCAGTATTTGGATCTGCTACATCATCATCAAATTCTTTTTGATTTGCATAGATCTTACCTGTTCTTTTATTTTTAATTATTTCTTTAGTTTCTACTGGAATTTTTGGTAAATCTTTCATTGTATATTTATAGTTAATGATAGTTTTTTATTTTTTTTACTTATTACTTGATGATACGTATTTTTAGGAATTAAGCAAGTATCATTTTTTTGAATAATAAATTCTTTGTTATCTATTACCCAAGACGATTCACCATAAATTTGTTTTACAATAACATCATAATTATGAAGATGTTTTGAAAAACTTGGAATTTGTCCTGGTTGTGAAAAATATAAATTAGCATTTATTTTTAAACCAGTCGCATCTATAAGTAATTTATCTAATTTTCTTAAATCATTATTTAAGTCTAAAACATTTGAAATAATAGTGGTATAACCTAGATTGTAAAAGTTTTTCCATTTTTCATAATCTAAATAACCATCTATTTCGAAAAAAAAATTTGTGCTGTTTTCGTTGTTATTTATAATCTCAACAGATGGTTGACCCCAAGGATAATACTGAGGCCATCTTTTTCTATTTTGTAAAGCATCTAAAATATTTATTTCATTAATATCTATTTGTATTTTACTTACAATGTCTTGTACTAAATTTAAATTAATCATGTAATGCCAAATTAAAAGATATAGTGATTCTTGAATGATTAGTTTCATTCATCTTTACACCATGCATAAATGTAGAGGGAAATAAAATAAATTGATTTTTATAATTTTGTATTTCTTTTTCTTCAATATTTAACGGTGAAGCATAAAACCAATCAGATAAATCTAACATGGTAGATGTAAAATCTGGTCTTAGAAAAAAAATATTACCTGAGTTTTTTGGAACTTGTAAATAAAAAACACCACTAAAATGTGAGTTACAATGATTATGAACTTGGTTATATGAGTATTTAAAATTTTCATTTATCCAAAAATTTAATAATCTTAAATTAATATTTTTTTTAAATAATAAATTATCGCCTAATGTTTGTATGCTCCAATCTAATATTTTTTTTGCAATAAATTCGTTATTTAAATTTTCTGTTTGAAATCCTAATACGTTAGATTTTTTAATTTTATATTTTAATTTTTTATGATTGCTTAAAACTTCTAAAGCTTGATCAGTAAAATTTTGGTCATCAAAGTGATTTATAAAAATAGAATCTTCAAAAAGTTTTAATTTCATGCACGTCCTTGACGATTATATTTTTTATAACTCCTTTTCTCTGATTTTGAAAGCGATTTTTTATGCCTACCGGGACGCTTCCTAGGTTTTGGTCTTGGGGTATAGCTTACAAATTTTTGTCTAGCCATTTTCTTGTGATCTATCTATTTGAGCATAACTTATAGCACCTTGAATTTTATTACTTCCCGTAGCTGCTGTCACTGTTATTGCATCACCTGCTTCTAAATTTAAACCTTGTGGAGTAGCATTTACTTGTGATTTTGCAGCCAAATCATCTCTGAAAAATTCATACTCTGTGCTTGAATCAGAAGAGTCTACTAAATTCATATTTACTAAAATAGCAGAAGAAGCATCATTGTTTACACAGTAAACACTTTTGACTATAACTGTTGCATCACTAGGACATGTAAACACCGTAGTCTTACCTGTTCCTGCTTGTTTAAAACCTTGATTTTTGTATCTAATTGTCATGATAAAAAGTAATTGAAAGCATCTTGTTCATTTTTTAATTCTTGTTGATAAGAAGTATTTAACTTATCTTGCATCGTTCGTAAAGACTGATTTATTTGTCTTTGATTTTCTTCAGTATAAACTGTACTTGGTTCTGGTATAACTATGTCTACTCTTGCCATTATCTCATTCCATCAGGTTGCACGTCAGCTCTAAAAGTACCATATCTCCAATTTTGATCAGTAGATAAATTAGCTACTTTTATACTAGCAAATCTTGATCTTGCTCTTGTGTCTACTTTTTCTGTAGTGCTATTCACTGTAAAAGGTCCGAGAGGCGAGGATGATGCAGTGTCAGACGGAAACCTTCTTAAGTTAATAGTTATTTGTGCATCTCCAGTAATTAATTTAAAGTCAGGAATAAATCTTCTTATGCTCATAAAAAATTGTCCATCTCCACCTTGTGATAAATCAAAGTCTCCAGATTGTATAAAAGCTGGTATAGCAGTTTTATTACCCGCAGAGTCAACTTCATTATTTCCTATTTCATGTGCATAATAAGTTGTAGACCCGTTTAAATTTGTTATCCCTTGAACAGTAGGAAATGTAGCTACTGCAGTCGAATTAAATTCAGTTGCGTAGGGAACATCATACAAACTTGCATCTGACCAAGTAGTTCTTGCTAATGAACCAGTAGTCCAAGTATTATTTTGATAATTGTAAGTAACACATCTGTCTACTTCACTAGATCCACTTTTTGGATAGAACCAAGTAATCTCTTCATAAAGGTGATTTAATCCAGCATAAACAGATTCTCCCCCTTGATAATTTACACCCAAGTTGTCTCCCTTTGTTGTAAAAACAAAATCTTCTACTAAACATGGTAAAGCTTTTACAGTACCATCAAAAACAAAAAATCCTCCAGATTCTCCCATCCAGTACACTGCACCATTTACATATTTCATTGCATGTTGACCAATGCATCCACAATTTGAACCTACTTGTCTTACTGAAAAAGTAAAAGGTGGACCAACAAATTGAATAACATATGCAGAGCTATCAGTTAAAACAAATGTATAATCTTTACCTTTTATTGCACCAACTATTTTTGTGCCAGAATCTAATCTAAAAAAACCTGCAGTGTTAACTGAGGTTGGAGTATAGTCAGAAATATCTTCTTGATCCGAAAATCTTATAAACATTTTATCCTGAGTGCCTGGAGAACCAATTGTAGTTTCAGTTCCTAACATAAAAAGGTGTCTGTCTCTATCAGAAACTAAAGACATAACAGACGCTGTTGGAGCATTACTAATTACTGTAGCCCTAGTTGTCAGTGCACTTGGATTAGAATTAATAGGATTCCATTCAAAAGATTTACCATTTTTTACTGTTGCAATTAATTTTTCTCCAAAATTATCTAATGACCACGAGGCTGGATCAATTGTTAAAGTTTGTGATAAAGACGCTTCACCCCAACCAGTATAATATTCAACACCTGCTCCAGATAAGTGCGCAGTCCTTGTGCCAGCAACACCTCTAGTGATACCTGTTAAATCATTTGACGATATACCAGTATAAGAAATAAATTCTGTGCCAACTTTAATAGTTCCTGAAGTTGGAAATCCTGTCGTAGAAACTAATGTAATTGATGTTCCTGAACCGCCTGTTCCCGCAGTATCATCTAGTAAAGCTCCGTTTAAAGTTCCAAAAACTTGCTGACCTCCACCAAATAATCCAGTGCCCCAACCAAAACCATAAGTGAACCCTAAAGTTCCTGGTTTTATGTATGGATTTACTGTAGCTGTTCCACTACCGTTTACAGTAGTACCAGCTGCTGATGCCATAGTAATTGTAAATGAATCACTATTAGGTACTGTAATTACTTGAAAAGTATTTGTCTCAAAATCTGCTGCACTATATCCAGCTCCAGAAGGTGGAGTAACAGATGTAAATGTAAATAAATCTCCAGGTTCTAATGTGTGTGCAGCTTTGTTTACAGTTACGGTTGCAGATGTATTAACGGTATCAAATGTACAACCAGTTAAAGATACCCCTAAAGGAGTAATATCATAAAATGCTCCTTCATAATAAATAACTAATAATTTATTTGTACCTATAGCTGCATATCTTCTACCGTCTAAATCAGCCCAGATAAATTGTTCTCTTGCAGCACCTACTAAAGTACCACTTAAAATTTGTTCCCAACCTCCAATTTTTTCAGGAAGGCCATACCTAAATCTTACAAAATCCCCATCTGTCCATTGCCCTTCAGCACCAGTTTGAGTAACTTGCTTATTAAAACCAGGTTGTATTTGTACATTTGTCAAAGGCATATTTTATTATACCATTTAATCTAAGGCTAATAAACTATTAGCTTTTTGGCTCATTTTTATCTATATATTTTTTTAAAGCGTAACAAGCGTTTACAAAAGCAGTAGAAATAGCCTCTAGAAGAGGTTTAGTTTCAGTGTAAATAATTGGTAATTTTTTTTGTTTATTAATAATTTTTATTTCATCATCCGTAAACTCAATAATAAATGCATCTTTGTAATTTTTAAATTTCATTTTTAAATCCTAAATACTTTCTTTTATCATACAAATAATCTGAAAATTCTCCATTCTTTTCAACATAGTGTAAAAATATCTGACCGTTATAGTCACCTTCATATTCTAATCTCCAATGTTTTACTTTTGCTCCATAATATAAAATACCATCTTTTGGTTTTATAATATATTTTTTATCATTAATATATATAGGCCATTCTTTATCACTTCTTACATTTATACTTATAGTTATTTCACATGAAGGCCTATCAGTGTGTTTATCTAATTTTGAATACTTGTTATACATTCTCCAAAAAGTGTAGGTTGGTAATACTTCTTTTTTTAAATGTTTTTCAACTTTTTTTATTTTAGATAACAAAAGACTATCCATTAATGGACAACCATATTCATAAGTTTCTCCTAAAGATGTTTGTTTGTCATCAAACAATTTTGAATTTGCTTCATGAAAAATTTTCATATAATTCCAAATCAAATTATTTTCATCTTCTTTTAAGAAATCTTTTATGTAAATTATATTACCCATGATACTATACAAAATCTTGTCCCTTTTATTACTTTGGTTGCTGCATGAGGATACAAAAAATTACTTGGCCATACCACAACACTACCAGGTTCAGGTTTTACTTCAAAATATATATCTCCATTAGGTTTATAAAATTTAAGGTATCCACCTTCAAAATCGTTATTTAAAAAAATAATAATTGATAATTCACGATGTATTTCTTTACAAGAATCTACGTGTGGTTTGTAAAATCCTCCTTGTTCATATTTTAATAATGTTACTTCTTTAATGTATGTAATTCTAAAATCTCCAATAGTATCTTTTTTGTATCTTTGAACTGCTCTCATAATCTTTGCACATATATAATTATACCAGTGTGTTTCAGTAATTGATTTATTTATATTTAAATTATAATCTTGTGTATTTCTAACAGTTTTATCTATTTCAGTTTTAAAGCTGTCTGAATTTGTATCACCAACAATAGTTGTATCGAAAAAATTATAATTATTAAATGTTTTTAAAAAAGCAGAAACTTGAATAGGTGATAATAAATTTGGATACACTTTTATAAATTCTTTTAGTTCCATGATTTTTTTTTCCAAAATAATTTTTCATAATATTTAGTTAATTTTGTACCAAGTGTAAAGAATCTTCTTGAGGATTCTTCTTCTGGGATTTCACTTACTTTCATATCCCAACTTTCATTTTTGAAAGGAAAGACAGTTGCAATCGGTGTTCCTTTTTCTAATAACCAAGTACCTTCTTTTTTAAATACACATGGAAAGTTAACTTGTACTGGATGATTACCATCAACTATACCTGAAAGAATTTCGAATCTATCATCAGGTCTATTTAGTGGTGGTGTGTATAAAACACTATAATTTTTAGGGACTTCTATAATCCATGGATTCATAATTTTATAAATTTCATACATCTTATTGGTTACTGCATAAGGACAAGTATTACCTCCAACTTGTTGTAAGTTATGTATCTCATTTCCTTTATTGACATTTATTAAATCAACTTTTGGATGCGTAGAAACATTATCATTTATATTAATCCAAGTATTTAATTTATTATTTATTCTAGAATCAGGTGTATTAAAATTTATTTCTTGGTCTACTGGATTTTTTAAAATGTAACCTGTTACTAAACTATCAAGAAAAGGTTTACAATTCTTAATGTTTAAATTATTAAAATTACCAACTTTAATATTTTTATACCAATCAGGAATATTAAACTTACCTGGTGTGGGATATAGGGATTTATCTTTGGTTATAAAATTGTGAGCTTTAAATTTAATTATGTGACGCATGGTATCTCACCAGCAGGTGAGGGTACACTTATACCATTCTTGTGTAATGCGTCAAGCCAAACAGATGCAGTTACTGGCCATGAAATGCTATCTAAATTTATGCTTTCTAAAGTAGATATATAATTACTCCAAGTGCTTGGTACACTAGGAAAATTCTGTTCACAATGACGAATATTTTTTATAAGCTCATTAATTGCATCTTGGCAATGTTGTTTAGTTATTGTTTCTGTGGGTATAGAATCATTGTTAATTATATTAGATGAAGTTTCAATATCTTCAAATTTTTTTGTTAGAGTAAATGCTACTGCTTCATAATCTGTATCTGATATTTCAACAGATGAGGATGCTCCATAATTCATCCACCATTCTTTAGCCTCATCAGATTCGACTATTCCAATTCTTTTATTTTCATTATTAAAAATTATATGTTTAGCCATAATTATTATCCGTTGTCAAAAATTATTAAACCACCACTACCACCACCTTGTCCAGTACTAGCCATTGCAGGCGGTTGCGTTCTTCCAGCTCCTGGTCTACCAACCTGATCTGGATTAACGTACAAACCACCGTTTGCATAATTAGTAGTTACATCAACTTGTGCTCCCGGAGCAGTTCCATTATTTCCTGGGTTACCTGGTTGACCCCCTTGGCCACCATTTGCAGTTACACTTAAACCTGGTACAGTTGTAGCATTTCCACCTGGAGCAGCAGGACCACCTGGGTTTCCACCAGATCCCCCAGTTCCAATAGTATAAGAATATCCAGTAGAAGCAGAAACATCTTTTAAAAATTCTCCAGCTCCACCTTGACCACCAGGTCTTCCGTCAGGTGAAGGGTTAACACCTCTACCACCACCTCCGCCACCGACAGCAAAGAATCTTGCTTTTGAAGCATTTGATGGCGTAGTATAAGTTCCTGGATTTCTATTATATTCTCTTAATGCAAAACCACCCCCAGCAGCTCCTGAAGCAGCACCAGTTAATCTTCCTTGTGCGTCTACAGTAATTGTTGCTACTGTATAAGTACCTGCGGTTACTGCAGTGTTTGCTAATTGGTCTGCACCAACAGCATCATCAGCGATTTTTGCAGTGGTTACATTTTTATTTGAAATTTTTGCAGTTAAAATAGCATTGTCAATTATTTTAGCAGTTGTTACTGCATTGTTTGATAATTGTGCAGCTCTTACAGCATTAGCAGCAATTTTATCATTGTCTACTGCATCATCTGCTATTTGTGCTGTACCAATTGTTCCACCTAAAGTGTCTAATGAAATTTCTTTTAAATTAGTTCCATCTGAATAAGCAGCATAAATTTTTGCAGCATCTAATGTAAAACCAGTTCCTGATGCAGTTTTAATTGTTAAATTTTCTGGATTAGTTAATGCAGTTGCATCAAAAATATAAAATTTTTCTATACTATCTGGTATAGTACAAATTGTACTAGCAGCTATTGTAGCTGTTGCAAATTTAATTACCATATTTCTAGCATTAGAAATAGTTTTATCAGTCATTACAAGTGCTAGTGTTCCACCACTTGATAATGTTACTTGTTCAAAACCTGCGATTGCTTGTTGAATAAGATTTAAGTTATTATTTGTATTATCACCCCATGTACCAGCGTTTTCGCCAGTCACCATCAATTCTAGTTTTAGATCAGATGAATAAGTTGATGTCATAAATTTGTTCTCCTAAATATTAATAATTATACATATGTTAAGCTGCCAAATCAACCTCAGTCCAAACATTAGTAACTCCTGGATCTATTTCTTGCCAAGCAGTTACGCCAATATTTCCAAGAGATGCTGTCATTTCTATACCAGTAACACTTATATTTGCAATACCAGTAACTGTTACTGAGCCAACTGAACCTGATAATTGTAATCCTCCAACCCCTATTATTTGACCTGGAATTTCAGCATGTTGTCCTAGTGATAGTGTAGCTTGTTGGCCAGTAGGAGATTCAGTTGTAGTTTGTACTAATGTAAAATTACCTTGAGTAAATGTAGCTTGAATACCACTTACATCCACTGGAGTTTTTAAACCAGCTACTGTTGAGCCTATTGAGCTAGTTAATGATCCAGCGCTTGATACAGTTACGTTTGCATCGGCATCAAAAGATAACGAACCAATAGTAAAATCAAGTTGATCCTCTGCTGCAAAAACAGTTATATCTTGATCGATTTTTAATGAGAAACTTCCAAAAGTAGAAGTTAATTGACCCGCACTAGAAACAGAAACAGTTACGTCTGATTTACCTATTGCAGAACCAATAGATGAAGTTAAAGTTTGTCCAGTTGCAATAACTGAATAAGCTCCACCCCAAGCAAGGTTACCCCAAGTTCTTCTACCCCAACCGATTCCAGTTAATTGAGATTCATCAACGGTAGCTGCACCAATACTTGAAGTTAATGCTGTTCCAGTTACAGGGACTCCTATGCCAATAACTGTGTTTCCTACAGCCATTGATTCAAGACTACCTACAACTTGTACTACTACAGAAGTGCCTCCTACAGTAGTTCCTTGTGATGAAGCTATTTGTATTCCTGATACGCTAACATCAGCATTAGCAGAAATAGTTACTGAGTTTTGTGATGTGGTTAATGAAAGACCTGATCCACCCCAATCATTTGAGCCCCAATTAGATTGACCCCAATATTCAGAGCCTGGCGACTGAACTTTAACAGTAATATCAGCCACTAGGCTCCTCCTTAAATTAAGCTAATCTCAATATAGCTGCAGATGTTGTGAAAGCTGGAAATTGAATTGTAAAAGTTCCAGACGTTGCAGTTTTTTCTGCACCAAAATCTAATACAGCAACTGCATCAGTAGTACTTGATCCACCATTAGTTTGTGTATTATAAATCAAGGCACCTCTTGCAGTAAGCGTTACACCTACAAATGATAAATCAGCAAAATCAGTAATAGCCACAGATGAAGAAACCTTTACACCTTGGTTTACCAAAGCTTTTCCACCTGCTGTATAACCAGAGGGTGAAGAAACTTCTCCAGCTGTAGTATAATTTGTAGTTGATTTTCCTAAAGTAGCTGGTGTTCCATACATTGCTAATTTAAATGTATCACCACCATCACCTGATGTATCGAAGTCGTGAGACCCTTGTAGTAATTCTTTTTTAAAAGAATCACAGATTGCGTTAGTTGTTATTGCCATAATTTTTCTCCTTTAAATTTATGGACTAGGAGAATCGACTTTGACTCTTGGTACTCCGTCTTGATATTCTCCTCGTCTTCTTCTACCCATTTGTTGTAGGGCAAAATTTTGTGTTTCTTCATTATACTTTGAATTATAGAGGTTGTATAGATTGTCAGGTCCTTTTAAAAATCTAAAAGCCTCAGCTAATACACCATGTAAAAGCATCGACTCTTGATATGTAGATAAATAAGTATTGGTTGTACTTGTAAATTCAGGTGGTTGCTTTATGTAGTTTAATTGAACAGTATCTGCAGTAGCTGGTGTTGGAGCAACCAGTATTACTGGTCCTTGTTGAACGTTGTCTTCCCAATTAGCCCAATACTTTGGTGTTCCCGTAGTTGAATCATTTGGGGCAAATTCTGATATAAAACTTGTATCTCTTTTTTCTAAAAAAGTCCTATTATCACTACTATCAATTACCTGAACAGATCTTACAACAATTGCATCTGAAGGTAAAATTACATATCTGTTACCAGCTGTAAAATTTGATGTAGCGTATTTTCTTAGATCATCATAATCTATTTTTCCAGCAATATCTAATTCTACAGATTTTATAAAATCTTGAATAATAGCATCAGTTAAAACAGTGCTACCAACCTCTGTATAGTTTCTTACTTGTGTTAAAAAATTTGCGTGAGTTATAGCCATTACGTTATACTAACCTCCACAGAACCTATTAATGATAAAAGTTCTCTTCTTCTATTTTGTAAAGACGGATCTTCAGGTACCATACTATGTATAGTGGTTGTAATAAAATTAGATGTAACTTCAAATTCTTGTGTTCTAAATGCAAAGTCTCCTGGTAAAGATAAATTTGCTACACCTACAAATATCCCTCCAGAGTCTGCAATAGTATCATCATTAGGAGCTTGTGGATTTATAGTTGATATATCTGTTGGTTGTTGAAACTTCATAGTTCTTGGATTTTGTAAAGCTACAGCATCAGCTTTATGATATGGTGGATCAATTTGTGGATGTTTAGGTTCAAACTCTGATATATGAACCAATGCACCAGTCCATTCTTTTACCATTTCTCTATAAGGAAATGCTTGACCTGATCTATCAGAAATAGCTAATGATCTTTTACCACTTGCATAACTCATTATACACCATCTCCAAAATATGTTTGAGGAGAAATATAAACTGAAGTTCTTGAGCCATCTTCATTTAATGCTCTTAATAATTCATCCTCATAAAGTTGTTTTAATAATTGAATTCTATCTGGTGCTTTTTTTTGTGATAAATAGTATGCAAGACCAGAACACATACATGGTAAAAATCTAAAAGGTACATCTGGATTATTTGAATAAACTCCAGCATCTTCAATTCTATCAATTGAATAATATTTTAATGTTGTATAAGTAGATGCATTTGGAGCAAGGTACAAACTTATTGTTGGTTGTGTTTGTCTATCAACATAATATTGAGATGGTTGTCCAGTTGTTAATTTATTTGGTAAAGCAGAGTAAGCTGATCTATCAATTTTAGTTAAAGCAACATCTTGTGTACTTGCAGTTCCTGAACCAGTTATGTTTTGTACTGGTACACCTGCTGCATGAGCCACGGCTAACGAACCACGAGCTCCTCTTGTTGCTCCAGTTAATGTGTGTGTTGATTTACCAGTGTAAGTGATAAATTCTAATCCTATTTGAATTGTGCCACTTGATGCAAATCCAGTGCCATCTGTAAGTACAACGCTTGTTGCAGAATCAGTTAAAGCAGTATTCAAAGTTCCATTTACCGCACCACTTGAAGAAATATAAGCTTCTAAAACATCATTGACCTGAGTAGGCACTGAGTAAGTTGCAACTCCAGCTGTAAATTGTATTTGATTTAGCTTCACTTTCCAAAGGTGAACACCTCTGTTTCCCCATTCCGAAAATAAAAGATTTAAACTTCTTCTAGCACTTCTTAAATCATAACCACTATTAGTTCGAATACCACATCTCTCGTATGCTTCTTCAATTATATCATCGATTTGTAAATCGAATGTAGTAGTTCCTGACGTTGCCATAATTCATTACATTATATCTTTATAATAGTCTAAAGTTTTTCCTGCTGGTAAACTTTCATCTTGTAATCCCATACCTGATGTTCTAGCTGCTCCATAACCTTTTGTTGATTCAGCTGATCCACCCATATTTCTATCTAAATAATTTAAAGCCGGGCTCATTTGAGTTTTACCTTTTAACATTTTTTTTGCAGCTTTTTGACCTTTTTTAGTTGCTAAAACTGCAACACCTAATGCTGC